CTAATGCAGGGATTGTCGTTTTCGAATGAATTAATTAGTAGAGACGAAGGTATGCATGTAGAATTTGCGGTGCTTCTGTATTCTAAAATAGAGAACCGCTTATCGCAAGAATTAGTACACCAAATTGTAAGAGAAGCTGTTGAAGTTGAAAAGAACTTTATTATTGAAAGTATTCCGTGCTCTATGCTTGGTATGAATGCAGATTTGATGTCTATCTATATTGAGTTTGTAGCCGACCGGTTACTGACACAATTAAATTATGAAAAAATATGGAACTCTAATAATCCCTTTCCTTTTATGGAAAGAATATCCATAGAAACTAAAACAAACTTCTTTGAAAGCCGTGTTTCTCAATATAGCAAAGCAAATGTTGGAAGTAAGCAGGAACATACCGATATGCGAAAGTTTACATTGGATGCTGATTTTTAGATGTAAAATACAAAACTGGCTCTATTTTTATTATACTTAAAGGAATAAAATATAATTTTATTTATAATGAATAGATTTCAAAGTGTTTTCAACGAAATTAATAAATATATAAAATATATGATATATGACGAATATATTATATTATCAAAAAACTATTTTACGTGTATGAACGAAATCCTATGTGTATTAGAAAATACGCTTTGCAAAATACAAAATATATACTTTAAATATATTTTACATCCAAAAATAAGGGCCCTATAACTTCTTTTATTATATCTAATATTCTTATTGGATTTCCTATATTATTGATTTTATTTGTCTATCTACAGCAGGGTTCTTGTAGCTAATTAGAATGTGTGAATTATAAAATTGCACAGGGACCTTGTACTCAAAATTAGTATCTATAAATTTAGGAGTTGAACAATTACGTGTATTAAACTTTATCTTTCTTACTTTTTCATCTGTAATTATCATTATCGCATTTGTTGTATCCGGTTTTGCTTTATTATCTTTACTATTACCAAGCCGAAATATTTCATTATATGACTTTGTATCAATTATATTATTTGTAAAATTCAAATATTTTAATTTTTTTAATTTTAGTAGTATGCTCGTAAATAATTTAACAAATGTCGTAGTATTTGAAAGGTTAAATCCACTAAAATCAAGCAGTTTAATATTCGTCATACCTTGTATCATATATAGTAATTCTAATATAATATCATCATCATTCTCATAGCTCTCTTCTTTGGTTTTTATTATTATAAAATGTGTAATCGATGATAATTCTAATGTATACAATATATCAATTATATCGCGTGTAAATTTTACATCTTTCAATATCACCTTGTCTATCTTACTCTTTCCTTGTATAATTAAATTTAATTGGTCTATATTTTCTTCTGTAAGTATTATACTATGCGAGCTTTTATTTACAGATGTTTCAGATACAGATTCATCGCTTGACATTTTAGGCGAATGCGATGATGAAGTATTTGATTTTCTGTCTTTTTTAATATATATTAATGTTCTGTATCCTTTACTAAAATTGAAGCAAAGATTTGCATTTTTGGTTGTTAATAAATCTAATTGACAATTCAAAGGATTTAAACAATATTTTACATCATCTTTAATATTCCAAGCGTGTTTCATTAGTTCACAAGGAATATCTCTTGTTATTTTTGTTGTTGCCATCGCAGGGTCCATACTCATTCTTGTCCAGCCATTATATACATATTGCTTTTTTTTACATGTAATCCCAGCAATTATGTGCGATGGCCTATATAAATTTGTTTCTTCAATATCACCTAATATTACAGAATCTAAATTATATTCATTACCTCTATAAAATATTTGTTCCTCCATTGATTGGATACTCTTTTTTATTTCAATATCATCTATCCTATTTTTTAATTTATTATTACCGTTTTTATTATAAACTCCTTCTCCATATATGTTAATATTATAGGTGCCATTTCTAACAAATACTATTAATACGGAAGGATTATTTTCAAACCTTCTATGTGCATCTTTAAACTCTGATGGGGGTTCTTTTAACCTCCTTGAAAGTCTATCGTTTTTTATAAACTTTGCAACATCATCTTTGAACATTGATGAATGAGACATACTAACCCTTTTTAACTTTTCAATTATAGATTTAGGTTTAATTGTAAATAAATAGTGTATCATTTCATAATGTTTCTTCAATTTATTATATTTTTGAATTATTTTAATGTCAATATCATTATTATACTCTTCGTTTAACAAAGAATACACCAAAAAATTATTTTCAATATCATATTCAAATATTGTATAATCTATCTTTAATAAATTATACAATCTACCTATATAAAAATGTGGCGTAAATCTTTCATTACGCATAGGGTTAAACATGAATATTTTTGAATTTTCTTGATGTAATAATTTCAATATGTCTATAAAAGTATTATCACTAAACTTATTGTAATCCTCGCTTTCTCTACCTTCTGTCTTTAAGTATCTATCATCTAATATATGCTTCATGAGTTTAAATAACTCCTTATCTATTTTCCATTCTTTTGATACGTTAAGTAATAATTTTCTACTTCGCTGACTATAAAACATTGCAACAAATGTAGCCATAAACCAGCATGTTTGTCCAACTTGTTTAGGGGTTAAAATTCTTGAACATGCATTTTTTCTTGCCTCCTTTATTTTTATTGGTGGCGAATTCATTTGCAAAAAACACTTTAACTCTAAATATTTATAATATATTTATAAGTATAATATTATAAATTACATTAAATAGAACATTATGTGTTGGAGCGCTTCTGTATCATTAAATACCTATGTATTTGGTTTATTTGCATCAGTGTTTGCATATTATAATGGCGTTACAAATTTACTTGGTCTTATATTCTATCAGTCCTTTATCATAATGCAATTGATAGAGTATTTCATTTGGTCTAAAACATTTTCGAATAGAATATTATCTCAAATCGCATTATTTGTTATATTATGCCAACCAATATTAAATATTATTAAAATAGAAAAAGCTCCATACTTAATACCTTATTTATTAGTGGCATACCTTGTATTTATTGGGGTTCTATATACTGTGGTAATACCATTGCATACCATAGATTTTTCATCGGTACAAAGTAAAAACGGGCATTTATCTTGGAATTGGTTAATGTGGAATATATATATTATAGCAATATGGTATGCGTTTATATCGGTGCGTTGGATAATTGATAAAATGTATCCAACATTTATATTCATAACAATCGCTCTAATTATATCAATAATACTATACAAAGATACATATACGTGGGGGTCGATGTGGTGCTGGATTGCAAATATCATATCATTATATTTTGTATTAAAGGTGTTTTATAATGATTTCTGTAAAATATAAAATATATACTTTAAATATATTTTACATCCAAAAATAAGGGCCCTATAACTTCTTTTATTATATCTAATATTCTTATTGGATTATCTTTACTACAATATTTCGTCTAAAAAATTATTAATAACATCATCTGTAATAACTGAACTTTGTGTTCCACAATAATATACCATAATTTCATCATATCTTTCGTGTTCTCCTATTTCATTTCTTGTAGGGTCATTCATATTTGAAGTCATAATATTATTTAATTCGTCAAGAGATAAATTAAAATGATTAGCAACTCGAGCATCTAATAAATGATTTTGTATATAATCTTTTATATGACATCTATTACAATATCTATATTTATAAAATAATTCTTTGGGTTTTGTAATATTACATTTATTGCATTTTCTTAATAGTTCATTATTATCCATTATTATTTTAAATATATAACATTAAATCTTATATATATATTATAACATTAAATCTAACTAATATCCTGTTGTGAAAGGCATAGCTTAATCTCTCCCAATGATGCAATAGTATATCTCAATATAATAGGGTAGTTGTTTTTAAGATAGATTTCAACTGTGTTAGACAGGTTTGTGCATTTCGTAAAGATTGATAGATATTTAAGACTGAATATTCCTTGAATTATTTCTTGGTCTTCCTCCCCACTATTCTTTTTAATAGTGATAGATTGTGATTTTTCCGAGCCCAATATGGTTTCTTGATAGCAAAAGTCCCCTTTGCAACTCAAAATCAATTTATCATTAATATTCCTGAACTCAATGAACTCTGCCAGATTATGCATATCACGAATAATCTTTTGAAGATATGACGAAGGCATATTAATAATCGTATGAAAATCAACAGGCGGTATTTGAATATTTAAAACATCTATATCGAGAACTGATAATTTATAATTTGTTTTATAATTTTTCTCTTTATTATCAATTGTTATTCCCAGATGATTAGGGTCATCTTTCAATATATATAATGACAATATATCATTATTCGTTATTGTTTTTATAAGCGCGTGCAATCTCAACATATTTATCCCAACATATATCTTTTTCTCGCATTCATATATCTCAAACTTATCTGCTTCAAGTTTAAGATGTATTAATACTATATGCGTATTATCCATTGCAACAATCTTAATACCCGTTTCATCAATCTCTAAATTAACATCCATAAGTATTTCCTTCAAAGCATCTATAACTTGTTTAAATGTCGATGCCTGAATTGTTTTAATATTTAGCAAATATATATTATTATCATCCATTTTATATTCCTAATGATTATTCCTTTAAATATATTTATTACAAACTTCAATATCTACCTATACCTCTACCTATACCTAATCTTTTTTCAAGTTCAGCTTGCAAATCAGTCTCATCAATACCATCACCATTATTATTATGACGTGCAATGCGTGCAGCCATTTCTCCACTCATATTTTGCACGGTTTGTTGTTCAACACCAGGAAGACCAAACGCATGTGCAGTATTGGAGACAATAGTATCAAGAGGTTCTGTTAAAGGAGAAACATTATTTACAGGAACGTCAGTACCAGTGTTCACTCCATTAACAGGAAGACCTCCTACATCATTATTTACAACCATCTCACTTACATCACTCTTATCAAAAAGGTGTGAATATATCTTCGTATATTTTGACATCAATCCTTCTATATATGTTTTTATTAATATATAATCTACAAATTGGATTGAAATTTTGTAATCGGCATCTTTATTTCCAATAATATCATATTCATGTGCTGATAATGAATACCTAACAATATATATACTATAAAAAAATATGCTTAAAATATATACAATTATAATATACATAAACATATATTTAAATGCATCTGATTCGCTCTGATCAGCATCACTATACAAACTATTGGGTAATTGCGTAGTATCTATCTTTTGCAAAAGTGAAATATAATCTATATTTAATAACTCTATAACTGCATAATATAACATCCCAAATGCAAACATGATTAGTAATATATTTAATATATTTGCAATAATTGAACTAAAACTATAAGAATTACTATTTTTGCAAAAGAGAAGGCAATAATATTTGCAGAAAAAAGTACCTAATACACCTAATGACAACCATTCGTAAAATATATGGCAAAAGTTTACCAAATATATAATATAATGAACAACATTACAAATATCCAAAAACCCATAAAAAATAGATATTGCGCAAACTAATGCAATAAATATAGAAAATACTAATAGTATTTTGTTGATATTAGCAGTATTCTCTGCATATTCATACATAACATTATGGTTATATTCTTCAATAATATTATAATAATCATATATGCTCTTAATCACTATTGTATTATCATTTGATAGGTCGAGTTTTGCAAGTTTCCCAAATGGGCAATCAATAGGTTCCCATGTATTTTTTGTGTTGAAAGAATTCAACTCTTCTATATTCCCCATTTTATCTTTTATATATTGTTCAAACTTGTCATAGTTTGTATTAAAACAATTAAAGCAGGCATATTTAAACATTTGTGTTATAAAATCAAGTTCTTCTGCTTCACTTTTTTCTTCAAATCTTATATTCTTGTATATTCTTATATTTTTAATATTTTCTTTAATTTCATTTTTATTATTATCATTATTAGTAGGTGGTTTATTATTATTAAAGCATACTAATTTCATAATATTATATGCGTAAGCAATAATATTAATTAATTTTTTGTCCCCATTTTTATCTCTACCATATATTTTGTCTAATGCTTCAATATCAAAAACATAATTTTTTATCTTTTTTAAAAAATTATTCTTAAACTCCTTATTTTGTATATAATAACGTTTCCCATTATCATTCTTTCCTAATAACCTATAATATGCGTTATTAATATCTTTATTAATAACTTTTATTGACGTATTATTAATCCCATATGTTCTATATTTGTAAATTATTTTCATTAATAATTTATTCTGATTAGTAGTTGCTTCTTTATCAATATCAACATATGATTTTGACATCAAAGTTGTAATATCACTGCGTTCCATTGCGCGACCATTCCTATTAACTCTCCACAAATCGTTTAAATATGAACCCCTTAAACCAAGTGTTTCAGTAAATGTATGATAATTATCTTTGATATTCAAAGCAGATTCAGGTATATTGATATTAAAATGCGTTCCAATAATTGCAATAATTGCAAGAGGGTTATAAATTAAATCATTTTCGTCTTCGTACAAAGTACATTTTGTGTTATTTGGTATATATACACTATCATCTTTGGCTTCGACCGCTTTGGCATTTGCATCTTGTGAATCGCAATATTTAAAGCATACGCCAACATCCATATTATTAGTATTTGGATACATCGAATATTTATTATTATTATGAAAGTTGGGAATACAAAACCAATCTTGCCATTGTTCGCTACAATTTCCTAT